GACCTGTATGGTCGCGGATGGTTACGGCGTACCATCGCCACTGCAATGGAGGCAGCATGACCCCAATCCTTGGTGGCATCCTCGATGCCGGTCTGAAGATTCTGGACAAGGTCCTGCCTGACCCGCAGGCCAAGGCCGCCGCCCAGCTCGAGCTGCTCAAGCTCCAGCAGGCCGGGGAGTTCCGGCAGATGGAAGCCGACCTACAACTCGCCCTGGCACAAACCAAAATCAACGAGATCGAGGCAGGCAGTCCTGACCTGTTCCGCGGTGGCTGGCGCCCGGCTGCCGGCTGGGTCTGCGTGGCTGGTCTTGCGTACCAGTTTCTGTTTCAGCCGCTGGCCGCATGGTCCGGTGGCGTTCAGGGCTGGGCCCCGCCGCCCGTGCTGGACCTCGGCGATCTGATGGGTCTGCTGTTTGGCCTGCTCGGCCTCGGCACCCTGCGTACCGTCGACAAGCGGAACGGGAAGGGATAGGCGTGGCCGCCTCTCCGAAGACGAGGCGGGCGCAGATTCCCAAAGCGTTCCATGTGATGGGCCACACCATCACCGTCAAGCGCATTCCCAAGTCGCGCTGGAAAGGCGGGAAGAACTGCGTCGGCTATTTCGACCCTGCCGCCATGACCATTGCCGTCTGCTCGAGCATGGCTGCCTCCGCTCAGGAACAGACGTTCTGGCATGAGGTTACGCACTGCATCCTGTTTGCGCTCAACTCGCCGAAGTACGAGGACGAGGAATTCGTCGATCAGGTGGGCGGGTTACTGCATCAAATCATTAGTTCAATGGAGTGAATCATGCCGCGCACTGCGACAGAACAACAGTTCCTCGAGGCGTGGGCACGCCTGCAATCTCCCTCCAAAGTGTCCAAGGAACTGGGCATTTGCATTCGCGCCGTCCATGAGCGTCGTGGAAGAATCGAACGGAAGCGCAGCATTGTTTTAAAAACCGTGGGCGATGACCGAGACAAGAACGACCCCAGCACAAAGAAGCGCCGGTCAATTGAGGAACTGAGCGAGAAGCGGTTCACGCATTTGGAAAAGACTGCCTCAGCGGCCATCGAGGATGGCACGGTGGTGGTGTTCTCGGATGCCCACTACTGGCCCGGCGAGCCCAGCGTGGCCCACCTTGCCCTGGTTGCCCTGCTCAAGAAGCTAAAGCCCCGACTGGTGGTGGCCAACGGCGACCTGTTCGATGGTGCCCGCGTCAGCCGGCATCCCCGCATGGGTTGGGAATCCCGCCCGACCGTGCAGGAAGAGGTCGAGGCCGTCTGCCTGCGGATGCGCGAGGTCGAGAAAGCCTCGGGCGAAGCGTTGCTGATTCGCACACTTGGCAACCATGACTCCCGGTTTGAGAATTACATCGCGGCTAACGCTCCCGAACTGGAAGGACTACACGGCACCAGCCTGTTTGACTACCTGCCAAACTGGCGCGGGTGCTTTGCGCTCCACGTTAACCAGGGCGACGAGGGCTGGACCGTAATCCGGCACGTCCATGTGGCCGGCGGCGTTCACTCTGCATACAACTCAACCGTCAGGGCAGGGACACATTATGTCCACGGACATCTGCACAAACTTCAAGTTACGCCTTTTGGGGATTACCGTGGGCGCCGTTATGGCGTGGACACTGGCACGCTTGCAGATCCGGAAGGCCCTCAGTTTAACTACACGCAGGCCGCCCCCCTGAGCTGGTGCTCCGGGTTCGCCGTGCTGACCTACCGCGCCGGCAAGCTGCTGATGCCCGAGCTGTGCGAGGTCATCGATGGACAGGCATGGTTCCGGGGCGAGCGGGTATAGTTAAATTTGGCAAATTAGCGATTATCGATAATTATTGTCGATTATTTCGACGGCGATAATTGCATCCTTGCAAATCGCCCACCTGCTGGACAATTTACAATGACCGACAACATCAACCCCGCCCACTACCAGCGGCCTGGTGGCATGGAGTGCATCGAGGCCATCGAGGCCATGGTTGAAGGATGGCCGCCGGAGACCGCCTATCGACTGGGCAATGCCCTGAAGTACCTGTGGCGCCACAAAGAAAAAGGAGGGACCGAGTCCCTCCGAAAAGCCATTTGGTACATCGAGCGGGAAATCAGCGAGCCCGGTTGTAGTACCAGTTGATGATGCCGAACGGCGCCAGCAGGATGAGGCAGGCCAGCGCCACGAGGCAGGCCAGAACCGTCGACACGAATATCGCCGCTCTCAGGAGCCAGTTCATTTAGCCGCCAGATCGCGCAGGGCCGCAACAACATTGGCAGCCACCAGCGCCAGCACCAGTCCCCACAGCAGGACACAGGCGCCAGTCAGGACAACGGCCGTCACCATAATAAACGTCGCCATCAGCGTTCTCCCTTGCAGATGTAGCACAGCGCGACGGGCGCCCAGCTCCCGGTCTTGTTCCGGCAGCACCAGCAGGCCGTCCCGTCAGCTTTATGCCTGAGCGGTATCTTGTGCGCGTTCTGCACTTGTTTGTACACCAGCCGCTTTCCGCACTGGACCTTAGTGCTTTCCGTTTTAGCCTTCGCGGAATACGTGCAGACCCGACAGACTGGCCGCCTCCCGCCTCGGCCATTCCACGCGAAATCTTCCGGCGGCTTCTCGCCCAGGCAACGGGTGCAGACCTTCACGCCTGACCCCTCGCACGGATAGCATTGGCAACGCCACTGGGGCAGGTGTCGCACAACGGCTCGTAGGTTTCAGCCACCAGCGCACACGCCTCGCGCTCAGCAGCAGTGACTAGCGCGGCAAACCTTTGAAAGTGCGCCTCGTCTCCCCAGTGCAGACCGGAGCTGTCTTGCATCATCTGTGCAATTTCATCGCGGGTCATACCATCTGCCCGCGAATTGCTGCCGCCACCTTGCGAATGGATTCCGTGTCCAGTCCCACCGCCTTGATGTCTTCCTTCAGGCGGGTCAATGCCAGGTCAACGAACAGCAGCTCGTCGCGCAACCGCTGGGTGGTGGTACGCAACCGGGCCACTTCCTGCTCGGTGGTTTCCACGCCGGCCGCCGTCGCTTCGATTTTCGGTTTGTTCTCCCACCGCAGCCGAATGTTCTCCGCACGCAACAGGGCATTGTCGATGCTCAGTCCCTCAATCTCGGACTGCAGCTGGCACAGATCTGTTGTTTCCACTAGCGCAACTCCTCGGGTTTGGGGTTCTCGCCGGAGCCAGCCTTGTGCCCGTCCAGCCACGCCCGCTCCAGCAGGTTCAGGGTGGCGCTGAACGGCCAGCGGACGCCGGTCCGGTCACTGTCCAGAAGACGGACCGCGGCATCTGCCGCGGCCTCGATCAGTTCCTTGCGATACTCAGAACGGGATTTCATCGTTGAGGCTCTGCTCAGTTGGCGGTGCTGGCCGGGACTGCTTGGGAGCGCTCCACGTCGACGGCGTCATGGCGGGCTTGGCAGGCGCAGGGGCCTCGGTCTGCTCGGCGTCACGGCCTCCCTGCAGCGTCAGACGCTGCACGTCGAGGGTCATGGTGCCAGCGGCGCTGCCGTCCTTTTTGATGTAGGCCCGGTGGTCCAGATCGCCCGACACTGTGACGGACTTGCCCTTGACCAGGTACGGTTGGAGCTTGGCAGCCCGGTCGCCGAACAGGGAGCAATCAATCCACAACGTCTCGGTAGTGTCGCCCCGGCGCTTGTCCACGGCCACAGCAAAGTTGACCACCTCCTTACCAGAGTTCAAGGTCTTCAGTTCGGCATCACGGCCAAGTCGGCCGGCAAAAGTTCCAGTTCGCATCAGTTCGTCTCCTTGGCCGTAAGTGCGGCCTTGCGGTTGGTGAAAGCATCGATGGCGGCAGCACGGTCGGTGCCGACCAGCGTCCGGATCTGTTCGCGCAGCAGCTCGAGCTGCTCATCAGTGCCGGCGTCGGTGATGGCCGACAGCAGGAGCGGCAAGCCGGGCGAGCGGCGCTGGGCCACCGGCTTGTTGTGGGCGGCAGAGTTGCCGTCGTCGTCGGCCTGAGAAATCGAACTCATGGCCGCCAAACTATAACGCCGCAAATAGGTCGTAGCAGCGCCAATGCCCTGGGCGTCAGCCTTGGCCGGCACGCAGCTGGCGGTGCTAGTGATGTAGCCGCCATCCTTGTGGACAATGGCTGTGGTGACAAACACCACACCCGGCTCGGCCGAGGTGGACTGGACGACGGCCATCCCGTGCTTGGCGAAAACCGGACGCACCGTGTTCAGGATTTCGGCGAGGTCGGCGAAGGACGCCTTGCCGTTCTTGCTGAACTGGGGGTTCACCGAGTTCTTGGTGGCGTTTTCGATTTCGCCCTGAGCGAGGGCGAGGGCCGCAAACAGGGCGGCGTTAGCGTGTTCAAGATTCATTTGTTGGACTCCGAGAGCTTCTGGATGGTGGCCTCGAC